TCCTGGCTGACCTCAAGACAGCGTAACAAAAACTGTGGTAAAAAAGAGGGAGGCGTAACAACCTCCCTTTTTTTATGCTCAAAACTAAATTTCATGCAACCGACGACCAGTATGTCTTTGAGAGGACTCAGGACATCACGGATATTGTCGAGCAGAACAAGGCACTCTACAACGCGACAGACGAGCGTGAGCGTTGGGGTGAGTGGACACGTTACGCTCAACTGCCTTTCGCGGTGGTTGACGATCTAAACAGGCAAGGGATCATGCGAGGCTTTGCCGTCGCAGACGAGAAAAAATTCAGGGCGTGGATGAACGACCCAGAGAACAGACACTTTAGAACTAGACCAGGGAAAGTATGAAGATAGCCTTTTGTGTCCCATGTCGGGACACGATGATGACGGGGACATCCTTCGATATGGCTCGATTGGCTGCGTACGATGGGGCCAATAGATGCGCGTTAACAGGAGGTTCTTTCCTCTTGTATACCGCACCAGGAACGCTCATATTCAGTCAAAGAGAGTCTCTAGCCAAAGAAGCGTTAGCGGATGGTGCTGAGTACATCCTCTGGGTGGACTCGGACATGAGATTCCCCAAGAATACGTTAGAGAGACTGTTAGCCCACGGCGAAAAGATTGTCGGGGTCAATGCAGTCACGAGACGTAAACCAGTTTTGCCGACTGCTATTAACTTCCATCAAGATAAAGAGATCTTTGAGAAGATTGAGAGTCGCGGCAAGAAGGGTATCGAGGAGGTGACTGCTGTAGGTTTTGGGGTTGTGCTAACCCATAAGTCTGTGTTTGAGGCTATGCCGCAACCGTGGTTTGATGTAGTATGGGGGGCGGGTGGTCTAATTGGCGAAGATGTGCATTTTTGCGTGAAAGCCCTAGATCACGGGATTAAGACTTTCGTGGATCACGAATTGAGCCTCGAAATAGGACACATCGGGACGCACGAATACCGATGGAGCGATGTCGAATATGGCCCTAAACAGTTACGGCAATCTACAGACAACGATAGCTAATTATCTCTCACGAGATGATCTTACTTCCGCGATCCCTGACTTCATCCAACTCGCAGAGATTCGACTCCGTAGAGATCTACGCCTGCGCGAAATGCTTACGCAAGCATCGATCACGGCGACAGGTGGAGTCTCGACAATTAGCCTCCCTAGCGACTTCCTGCAAGCAAGGGATGTGTACGTTGACTCTGACCCCGATTTCCCAGTTACGTTCGCAACGCCGAGCATCTTTATTCGGAACGGTCGGACGAACCAAAGTGGTGTACCAGCTTTCTACACGATCATCGGGTCATCGATTCAGTTTGCCCCAATTCCTGACAGCAATTACGACATCAAGATTCTCTACTACGCAGCCCCTGCGTTTTTATCTACGGCAGCCCCGACAAATCTCTGGATTACGACCTGTCCGGATGCACTCCTCTACGGGTCATTGGGCGAGGCTGAACCTTATCTCATGAACGATCCCAGGCTACAGACCTGGGGTGCGCTGTATGATCGTGCAATTGCCGCATTAACCCGATCCGACGAAGAGAGTCAGTATTCGGGTGTGCCTCTAGCCATGACACTTGCCAAGCGATGAGAGTTAACTTTGGTGAGTGGTTGCCGGATCAACCAGGGGTAGCAGGTGCTCTGGTTGATGCCAAGAACGTCATACCCCAACAGGTAGGTTATGGCCCTTTATCTTCGCCTAGTGAATGGAGCAATGCGGCTTCAGAAACGCTTAATTCGGTTGCTGCTGCGGCTGCACCGGACGAGGCGGTAACGGTCTTTGCTGGCGGTGATACAAAACTCTTTAAGCTGGGCACGAACCTAAACCTTACGGATGTCTCGCAGTCTGGAGGGTATACAACACCATCGGATCAAAAGTGGCGTTTTACTCAGTTTGGCAATCGAGTGATTGCTGCCAACGGAGGCGACAGGCTTCAAGGTTATCTCATGGGTTCGTCTACCCTATTTGCAGACCTTGGTGCTGCCGCACCTAAGTCTAGGTACGTCACAACGGTAAGAGACTTTGTTGTCGCTGGCTTTAACAACGGTTCAACGGTTTACCCTAATCGCGTGGAATGGTGCGCGTTAGGTGATGAGACAAGCTGGACTCCTGCCGCGACAACACAGGCGGACTACCAGGACATACCTGATGGAGGACACGTTAAGGGTCTGACGGGCGGTGAGTACGGCATTGTGTTCATGGATCGTGCGGTTGTCCGTATGTCCTATGTTGGAAGCCCGCTTGTATTCCAGTTCGACACAATCTCTAGGGGTTTGGGCTGCATGGAGCCCAACTCAATCATTCAGTACGCGGGGTCGAGCTTCTTTTTGTCTGACGACGGGTTTTATGTCACGAACGGACAGGAAGTTAAGTCTATTTCGGTGGAGAAGGTAGATAGGTGGTTCTTTAATAACGTGGACATTTCGCAGCTATCCACGATGTCTACTGCGGTAGACCCGCTTAAGAACCTTGTTATCTGGTGTTTCAAGACCGTAGACCAAACGACTGCGCTTTTGATCTACAACTTCAACTTGTCCAAGTGGTCATACGCTGAGATCAACGCTGACACAATCGCTTCATCGACAGCAATCACGACGACCTCATCTTCAGGCCTAACCTTAGAACAACTAGACTCGTTTGGAGGCTTAGATTCGCTTCCTGCAAGCCTTGATTCCTTTGGTTATACGGTGACTTCGACCCTGCTAACAGGGACATTAGGCGCAAAGATCATTGCTTTTTCTGGGTCTAACCTAACCGCGAACATCGTTACGCCGGATTTGTCTCTTAACGACCTGCCCTCAGTGATGACGCTCATTAGGCCTGTCATTGATAGCGGCACTTGTTCCGTGCAGGTCAATTCAAGACGTAGGCTGAACCAACAGACAGACTTTACGGGTTCTACTTACACGAGTAATGACGATAACCGCATCGGGTTACGCTCAGCAGGAACCTATCATCGGATTAAAGCAATACCTTCTGGCGTTTGGTCATCTGCGGTTGGCCTGGATGTGACGATCGTTCCGCAGGGTATGCGATGATCTTCAGGACGCTGCCTCCGTTTGGTGGCGATCAGCGAGCCGTTGCTGAGATTGTCCGTGGCATCATGGACGGTAAGACAAATAACACCGGAACAGTGACGCTTGCCACAGGAAACGCCACCACAACCACGATTACAGACGCGAGAATAGGGGTAGAGAGCAAGATCATTCTTGTCCCCTACTCTGCTAATGCCTACGCTGATTCGATCCCCTACGGCTCGTTTTTCGACGTTAACGACCAATCGGCTGCGAGCACGACAACAGCATACGCGATCACGTTTTCCAACACCGACCTGACGAACAACGTCTACCTTTCCAACTCAAGCAGGATCAACGTCAGGGCGGCGGGTAAGTACAACTTCCAGTTCTCGATACAGTTTGCTAACGATGACTCGCAGATCCAAGACGTAGATGTCTGGATTAGGAAGAACGGAACTGACATTGCTGACTCAAACTCAAAATTCTCGATTGACTCCAAACACGGGTCGGTAAAGGGCCATGTTATTGCTGCGCTTAACCTCTTTGTAGAGCTTGCTGCTAACGATTACATCGAGTTGATGTGGGCTACAACGTCAACGCTTGTCATCATCGAGCATATCGCCACTCAGTCGAGCCCTACGCGCCCTGCGACTCCTTCTGTGATTGCCACGATGCAGTTTGTGGGCGGGTTTTCTAACGGTGGTGTGTATGTTTCGAGCGTGACGAACGGTTCTGCTGTGATTACGCATTTTCCAAATGCAACCTCTGACAAAACGTATGGCTATGTGGTGGTCGGATGAATGTGCAATACATCAAACAAGATGAGCTTAGGGGTGTCTGGCAATACATCAAGCCAGGATTGGAAGTCATCCTTAAGAAAAGCCCAGAATCGTGGATACCTGAGGACATTTACTCGGACTGCTTTACAGGAAGATCACTTCTTTGGGTCTTTGTTGAGGATAACTCTGTTGTGGGCTTTGTTGTTTTGCAGCCTATCGGCGATAATTTGCATATTTGGTGCGCTTATGGCAAGGGAGATAGTCGTGCAGGCTTGGATCATGTTCTCGGCATTGCGAGAAGTGGTGGCGCGAAAACTATCAGCTTTGATTCGTGGCGTAAAGGCTGGGATCGCAAGGCTAAGGCGTTAGGTTTTAGACCCCGTAAGTGGGTGAGAGAGGTTTAACATGGCTGGCGGTACGACAAACACGGTTACGAGAACCGAACTTGACCCGACAATGCGTCCATATGTCCAGTATGGACTACAGGAAGCGCAAAGACTCTATCAACAGGGTGCTCCTGAGTTTTACACGGGAGCAACCTATGTAGGCCCATCTCAGCAGACCCAATCTGCACTGTCTGCCATGCAGACAAGGGCTATGCAAGGCAACCCGCTTGTTCCTTTGGCGCAACAACAGCTAGCGTCAACCCTAACAGGGTCGCAGGCTCAAGGTTTAGGCCAAACTATTTCTCCGTACTTGGCTCAGACTCTTTCAGGCCAGCAGGCAGAGGCTTTGGGGGCTAGCATTAGTCCTTACCTGTCACAAACCCTGTCTGGGCAACAGGCCCAAGCATTAGGGTCAGCAGCTAGTCCTGAGTTGGCTAAAGCAATTAGCGGTGCTTATCTTGGCGCAAACCCTTATTACTCGTCTGCGCTACAGCCTGGGTTCCAGGCAGCAACAACTCAGTACCAGGACGCAATCAACCAAATGCGGTCTCGCGCTTCTCAGGCTGGACGCTACGGGACTAACGAAGCCCTGATGAGTCAAGAACAACGCGCACAAGGCGCACTTGCTAACGCTCTTACAGGACAGGCCGCACAACTTGGTTACTCCGGTTACGAGGCAGAAAGAGCGAGACAACAACAGGCTCTTGGTCTCGGACTTAACCTTTACGAGTCTGAGAAGGCAAGACAACAAGCAGCGGCACAAACTGGTGCTCAACTTTACGAAGCGGAAAAAGCAAGGCAACAAGCGGCTGCTCAGACAGGGGCGCAGTTGTATTCTCAAGAAAGAGGGTTCCAACAAGCGGCAATCGGTGCTGCTCCAGGTTTGGCTGCACAGGACTATACGGATATTGCACAGCTTGCACAGGTAGGACAGGCTTCAGAGGCTTACCAACAAGCAGCACTGCAAGACGCTATCCAGAGATTCAACTACCAACAGCAAGCACCTTACGCAGCCTTACAGTCATTCCTCTCATCTTCCTTTGGTGCTCCACAGGGGATGCAGACGGTTGCGCCTAGTTACTCTAACCCGCTTGCAGGCGTACTTGGTGCAGCACTAGCAGGAAAGGCTTTGTTGTCGTGAGCGGCGCAGAACCGATCATTGCTGCTGAGGTTATTGGCTCTACCGCTGCTGCTGGTGCAGCCGAGGCCGCTGCTGCTGCCGTTGCTGCTGAAATGGCTACTGCTGCTGCCGCCTCTCAAGCCGCTGCATCTGCTGGTACTGCTGCCGCTGCCGCTGGCACTGCTAATCCATTTCTAGCGACTGCCTACGGTTCTTTGCCTGGGATGACAATGGGTTCACAGCAAGCAGCAATGCTTGCGGCGCAGACAGGTGAGTTTGGTTTGCCTGGGCTTATGTCTACAGGAGGCTCTGCGACTTATGCTGGTGCTGGTGGCCCGTTAGCTAAAATGGCTTTTTCCTCTGGATCGCCTACAGCTATGCGTATGGGTATGCAAGGCATGAATATGATGCAGCAATCAGCCCCGCAAGCACCACCTCCTCCAGGCATCAAGCGCGGACAAGTCCCGCAGGGTGTAGATTTCAACTCGTTGCTCGCTCAGCCAGTGCAACGCAAGCGCATCTCTCTGTTGTGAGGGCAAGATGGACGAATACTTAGCTCGATTGTTTGGAAGTCAACCGTCTTACATGGGGCAACTCATGGGGGCAGACGACGCAGAAAGACTTCGTCAAGAAGCGCAGCGTCAAGGTCTGTTAGGGACGGGTATTGGCCTACTTATGGCTTCTGGCCCATCTCAACAACGACAGAACATCGGGCAGATCATCGGTCAGGGTTTGATGTCTGGACAGCAAGCCTACCGTGGTGCTATGCAGCAAGCAGTGCAGGATCGTGTAACAGGGCTACAACTGCAACAAATGCAGAAGCAGATGCAGGCCGAGGCAAATCTTCCAGGGGTTCTAAGGGCTGGCATAGTAAGGCCCGTCACATCTCAGCAACGGTTTTCTCCTGACCTTGAAGCGATGGGCGTTTCTGAACCTTATGAGGAACAAAAAACTTACGGTATGCCACGACTGGATGTCGAGCGTTTGCTGTCCGCTGCCGTTTCTAAGGGCGTTCCTGTTGACAAGGCATTAACTGCTGCCAAAACCATACAAGGCGCAATGCAGCCTGAGACCAAAGAGGCTGGAGGCATCATTTATGAACGGATGCCAGACGGTAACTTCCGCGCGGTTGCTGGCAAGCCTACTGTAACAAGCATCAAGAAAGGTGAGTCTTTGGTTGTCACTGACTTCCAAGGAAACACTCAAACGGTTATGGCTCCAACGCAACAAACTGGAACCAATGAGAATCCGTTTACTCCTCTGATACAAGGCGGCGTTATCCATCCTTCAATTCTTCCGTTTGCTTCGCAATTGCAGCGCAGTTTTGCCAACATGGACGAAGATGCGCTTAACAAAGCGATGGAGCGTTTGACGAGCATGAACTCGCAAGCGATGCAGCGTGAAGAATCAAGGCAGGATCGCGCAGCAACAACTGGATTAAGTAATCAACTCGTTCAATTAAGAATAGACGAAGCAAAGCAAAAGCAACTTCAGGCCCAAGATGGCAAGCCTTTGCCTGGGCCGGTTCTTAACGATCTCGCTAGCAAATCAGAAAACGCAGTCAACTTAAGAAGTCTGTCTAATAACTTCCAGGACAATTACGGCGGCTATCGCATGGACGCTTTAGGCAGAGGTGCGATTATGCTTGCCTTACGTTCTGATGATCCGGCTAAGAAAGATTTCGGTCAGTGGTGGCAACAATACGATCTTTTTGCAAACCAGATTAGGAATCAATTGTTTGGTTCCGCGCTCACCAGAACCGAGGCTTCTGCTTTTGAGTCAGCAATGGTTACGCCTGGGATGTCTCCAACGCAGATCAAAGCAAATCTTCAAAGGCAAGCTGAAGTGGCAGAAGGTGCGTTCAAGAAGATGTCTGAAGCTGCTTTGGCACAGGGATATAGCAGATCGGCAATTGAAGCATTAAGGCCAAATGTCATGCCGCAAGCACCAGTAGGTAATGAACAAGCACCGATCAAGGTCAACTCTAAGGCGGAATATGACCGGTTGCCTGTTGGTTCTGTGTATATGAACCCTGAAGGCCAAATACTTACTAAGAGGCGTTAATCATGGCTAACTGGTGGGATCAAGACCTTGTTTCAAGCCAAAAGCCTGAGCAAAAGCCATTATCTGCCGGACAGGTTGTAGAAGGCGCGATTACCAACTTTCCCAAGTCTTTAGGGAACGTCATTGGCGGTGTTGTTGAAGCCGTTACAAGCCCAATCCAGACAGCTAAAACAGTCATTGATCTTGGCGCAGGTATCCTGCAAAACATCCTCCCCGAAGGTATGGTTCGCGCTATTGGCGAAGATAAAGCCTCTAGGGAACTTGCCAACAAGGTAGGTCAATTCTATACCGAGCGTTACGGCAGTGTAGAAGGCGCAAAGAAAGCCATTGCTACCGATCCTGCTGGAGTTCTTGCGGATATATCCACGGTTCTTACTGGTGGAGCAATGGTTGCCCCTAAAGCCGGTGGCGTGTCCGCAACGCTCGCTAAAGCGGCCTACGCAACAGACCCGCTAGTAGCTACAGGAAGAACCATTGCTGCCGGTACTGGGGCTGCTGGAAGAGGTGCAAAAGCAGTCCTTGGGTCTACGACTGGTGTAGGAACGGAGGCAATCCAGCAGGCGTTTGAGGCTGGCAAAGCAGGAGGACAGCAAGCTAAGTCTTTTACAGAGAATCTGCGGGGCAAGGTTGGAGCAACTGAAGTTCTCGATATTGCCAAGCAAAACCTGTCTGATATTCAACAGGCCAAGCAAGCAGAGTATCGCTCTGGCATGGTCAACATCAGAAACGACAAGACAGTCCTTGACTTCACCGGCATTGATAACGCGGTTAGCAATGCTATGGGTAAAGTGATGTACAAGGGCCAAGTTAAAAACGAGGCTGCTGCCAATCAATTAGGCAAAGCACAAACTTACATTGAAGAATGGAAGGCTTTAGACCCTGCTGAATACCATACACCAGAAGGTTTGGATGCTCTTAAACAGAAAGTTGGTGATGTACTAGAGGGTATTCCGTTTGAGGCTAAAACAGCAAGGACTGCGGTCGGAGAGGTTTACAACGCAATAAAGAGCGAGATAACCAATCAGGCTCCAACCTACGCTAAGGTAATGAAGCAATACACGGATCAAAGCGATCTTATCCGTGAGATTGAACGTGCGTTGTCTTTAGGTCAGAAAGCCTCTGCTGACACCGCGATACGCAAGTTACAAAGCCTGATGAGAAACAACGTAAACACTAATTACGGCGAACGACTGAGGCTTGCAAGACAGTTAGAGCAGCAAGGTGGTAGGCAATTGATGCCTGCGCTTGCTGGACAGGCTATGTCAGACTTAACGCCAAGAGGTATTCAACGAGCGACTGCACCGATTACTAGCGGCATGGGCTTTATGGCTGGCGGTATCCCATTGGCTGCGGGTACTGCATTGGCATCTTCGCCTAGAATTGTTGGAGAAGCAGCCTATGGCATGGGACAATTACAACGTGGCTTGTTAGGTGCTAGATCAGCAGCCCCGAATATCCCGTATCAAGGATTGCTCAATATGCTTTACCAGACGCAGCAGCCGAAAGAGTTGATGGAGTAAACATGGCAAAGACAAAGATCTCTGAGTTTTCCTCAACTCCAGGCAATAACACCGACATCGACGGTATCGACATTGCCGAGGGTTGTGCGCCTAGTAACATCAATAATGCCATTCGGGAGTTGATGAGCCAGCTTAAGAATCAACAAGCTGGACTCGATGGCGACACCTTCACAACGAACGATGTTCTTACGGTCTCAGGTGTCACGGCTAACGCAGGTCGCGTAAGGTTTGGTGAGGACGCAGATAACGGTTCCAACTACATAGAACTTCGTGCGCCTGCAACCATCTCATCGAATACAGCCTTTGTCTTGCCTTCCGTGGATGGTTCTGCTAATGCAGTCTTAGGCACAGACGGAGCAGGTAACTTATCGTTTTCCAGTTCTACGGGAACTGGCGACGTTGTACGCGCAACCTCACCATCCCTGACAACCCCTAACCTTGGCACTCCTTCTGCCGCGACCTTAACTAACGCGACAGGCCTGCCCATCTCAACGGGCGTTTCAGGGCTAGGCACTAATGTAGCTACAGCCTTAGCCGTTAACGTGGGTTCTTCTGGAGCCTTTACGACCTTTAACGGCGCGATGGGAACACCGTCGAGCATTACCCTTACCAACGCCACAGGGATGCCTTTATCGGGCGTTACGGGCCTGGGAACGAACGTAGCAACTGCTCTTGGCATAGCGGTAGGTTCTACTGGTGCATTTGTCACAACATCGGGTTCTGGTGCTAGCGGTAGTTGGAACATCAACGCAGCAACCGTAACCAACGGTGTCTATACGAATGGTTCTTATGCTGATCCTGCGTGGATTACCTCACTTTCTGCGACCAAGTTAACGGGTTCAATCCCGATCTCTGCCGGCGGTACTGGTCAGAGTGCTAAAGACGCAGCGTTTAACGCTCTAGCACCGACAACCACAAAAGGCGACATCATTGCTAACTCAGGGACGACGAACATTCGCGTTCCTGTAGGCACTGATGGTCAGATCCTTATTGCTGACTCCACGCAGACAAGTGGTGTTAAGTGGGGTTCTGTAACAGGCGCAGGAACGGTCACATCGGTAGGTATTACGCCTCCTGCGTTCTTGACTGCAAGTTCTGCGATTACTTCATCAGGAAACATCTCGCTTACCTACAACGGCACAGCGATTCCTGTTACGTCTGGTGGAACGGGTCTTAACTCATTAGGTGCTGCCCTTCAAGTTCTGCGCGTTAACTCAGGTGGAACGGCCCTTGAGTTTGCAACGCTTTCGACTGGCGGTGATGTATCTGGCCCTGCTTCTTCAACAGACGCGCAGCTAGCGATCTTTGATGGCGGCACAGGGAAAGTCATTCGTGCAGCCACAACCACGGGTGTCTTAAAGGCGACCTCTGGTGTTGTAACTGCGGCTTCTGCTGGAACGGATTACATAGCCCCAGGTGGAGCATTAGGAACACCTTCTTCCGGTACGTTAACCAACGTCACGGGTCTACCAATATCTACAGGCGTATCGGGTTTAGGCACAAACGTAGCAACTGCACTCGGTGTAAGCGTAGGGTCTGCCGGAGCCTTTGTCCTTAACGGTGGTGCATTAGGAACCCCGACATCGGGAACCCTAACCAACGCCACAGGTCTTCCTGTTTCTACGGGTATATCAGGACTAGGAACTAACGTAGCGACTGCTCTAGCGGTCAACGTAGGTTCTTCTGGTGCTGTCGTTGTGAACGGTGGTGCGCTAGGTACACCTTCGTCTGGTACGCTAACCAACGCCACGGGATTGCCTTTAACGACTGGCGTTACAGGAACACTGCCTGTAGCTAACGGAGGTACTGGGTTAACTGCATTAGGATCTGCCAATCAATACCTGAAGGTTAACTCCGGTGGTTCTGCGCTTGAGTTCGCAACCTTAACAGCGGGTGATGTTTCTGGGCCCAGTAGTGCGACAGATAACCGTATTGCAAGGTTTGACGGTACGACAGGCAAACTCATTCAGAGTTCGTCTGCAAGCATCACAGATACCGGCCAGGGTTCTTTTGTTGGCTATATGCAGGTTACGGCTAACACAGGAGCAGGAACTTCTGGATACCTTGAACTCCAGTCAGCAGACGCAGGGTCAGGCACAAAGACGCTACGTCTACAACCATCAAGTTCTGCATCTACCTCGACACAAACCTACACGTTCCCGACCTCTTACGGAACGAATGGGAATGTCCTTACGTCTGACGGGTCGGGTGGACTATCCTGGGGTGCTGCTGGTGGTAATCCTGCGGGATCAAGCACTCAGATTCAGTTTAATTCTTCTGGTGCGTTTGGTGCTTCTGCAAACCTTACTTGGGACGGTTCTAATGTCCAGTTAGGTGCTACAGGTGCGCTTCGTCTAGCGGATCTTGACTCAAGTAACTACATAGGCATCAAGGCTCCTGATACGGTAGCGTCTAACGTTACGTATACGCTTCCAAGTGCTGATGGCTCTAACGGTCAGGCACTAACAACAAACGGATCAGGAACGCTTGCTTGGACTTCGTTGTCTGCGACTCCTGGTGGATCTAACACTCAGATTCAGTTTAATAGCTCAGGGTCTTTTGGTGGCTCATCGAACCTAACCTGGGACGGTGTAAACGTCCAGCTAGGCGCAACTGGTGCTATGCGGTTTGCTGACACCGACTCTAGTAATTACATTGGTCTTAAGGCTCCTGGAACGGTTGCGGCTAACGTAACCTTTACATTACCTAACGCTGATGGTTCTAACGGGCAGTTCTTAAAGACTGACGGTTCCGGTGCGTTGTCTTGGGCTACGCCAGCGGGTGGCGGCGATGTAACCGGCCCTGGTACTTCGTATAACTCGTCTATTGCGGTATACATCGGCACATCCGGTACATCAATCACAAATTCTATTACCAGTAGTTATGCCTACTATGCGCTTACTTCGTATGGTGTTAGTGGTTACGACGCTTATCTTGCTAATGACGGTAGGATCGTTGCTGGTTACTCAATCAATGTTAAACAAGCCAATGGTTCTGGCGGAGGTCTAAAGCTAGATTACTTTGATGGCTCGTCTCATTCCGTAACTTTGCAAGCCCCATCTTCTGGCGGAAATAGTGTTTTTGTTCTTCCAGCGGGAACCGGAACTAATGGTCAGGCGTTAGTAACAAACGGTTCAGGTGTTTTATCTTGGTCAACAATCACTGGGACAGGAACTGTTACATCAGTAGCTGTTTCTGGTGGTACTACGGGACTCACAACATCGGGTGGGCCAATTACCAGTTCAGGAACCATTACGCTTGCTGGTACATTAGCAGTTGCTAACGGCGGGACTGGTCAAACTAGCTACACAAACGGTCAATTGTTGATTGGTAATTCAACAGGCAATACGCTTACAAAAGCAACGCTTACCGCCGGTTCTGGCATTTCCATCACAAACGGAACGGGGTCTATAACCATTGCCGCGACGGGTGGTGGTGGCTTTAGCCCAGTAACAGCAGGAATGATCTTCGGATAGGAATAAACATGACAGCTCCAAACCTACTCTCACCGACAACCATCAACGGCAAGACCGTAACGGTTGACCTGTCATCAACGTCTGCAACGTCTATTCTTAGTAACGCTGCAAGTTCAGGCAAGGTCTTAAAAGTCAACTCGCTTTATGTTGCTAACGTAGACGGAACTAGCAACGCAGAGATTACGATTAACTTTTACTCTGCTGCTGCGCTAGGTGGTACGGCTACACAGATAGCATCTACAGTAGTTGTTCCTGCTGACTCTACCTTGGTGGTGATTGATAAAGACGCTTACATTTATCTTGAAGAAGATCGTTCACTAGGTGCTACAGCGGGAACGGCTAGTGATTTAAAAGTGGTTTGTTCTTACGAAGATATTAGCTAGGAGTCGCCATGCCCAGAGGTAACGGCGGGATAATCGGCCCCGCAAATATTCCCTCCCTAAGCTCCGCTAAAGGTGTTTGGTCGCTGATGGAGCAGTTCATTGCTCAGAAACAAGGCATCTGGCCGACTACGGTCTTTGTATTCAAAGGCTCTACACAATGGACAGTACCAACGGGTGTGACGAGTATTGATTATTTGATCGTTGCAGGTGGTGGCGGTGGTAGTGGCTTGCCTTCGGGGAACTACTCAGGAAGAGGAGGTGGTGGTGCTGGCGGCTATAGATTTGGAACAGCATTATCAGTTACTGCGGGTGATGTATTAACAATTACCGTTGGCGGTGGCGGTGCAGGTGGAGCTTCTTCTAGTTTCACCAACGGTGTAAAAGGGACTAACTCATCTGTTGTTGGGCCATCTGGGTTTGCGCCAGCTCCGATTGGCAGTCCTGCTGGAACAATTTCATCAACAGGTGGTGGGTACGGTTCAGGGGCTGCTCCAGGAACTCCTGCTGGAGGCTCTGGCGGTTCAGGAGGAGGTAGCAGAGGAGGTACGGGCGGCCCTGGAAACGAAGGTGGTTACACCCCATCTGAAGGAACTAGCGGCGGTAATGGGGGAGATGGTGGTGGTGGTGGAGGTGGCTCTGGAGGAAGCGGCGGTACTGGCGGGGCTGCTAATGGTGGTAATGGCGGAATCGGTTCTGTTGGCCCTTCTTACGCAAACGGTTTTGGCAAAAGCGGTGATTCAACATCAGGAAGTGGAAATTATTTTGCTGGCGGTGGGGGTGGTGGTAAATACACCGGAACGAATGGGACAGGCGGTACTGGCGGAGGAGGTGCTGCTGGCACTCCAGGAGCAAGCGGAGCGAATAACTCTGGAGGCGGGGGCGGTGGAGGCGCAGGCGGTACGCCAAACCCTGGAGCAGGAGCAGGCGGCGCAGGCGGCTCCGGTATCGTAATCATCAAAATCAATCAATAACATGACTACAAAAGTTTATAAATTTTTAGGCATTGATACAGCCATACACTTGCTTCGTCCAGGTGCAAAGTGGGAAATATCAAACAACGTCTTTACTCGGTGGGATGATCCACGGCCATGCCCAAGCATTGAAGAAGTGTATTGGGTCATTGACAAGATTCGTGAATTTGAGGACAGCATCCCAACGATCTACACCGATGAGCAACTGAAAGAGATGGGCGTTGCCCGTGAGGAATTTGAACGTGCAGTTGCATAACTTATTCCCCATCCCTGTAGGCTTTGCAGAGCTTGGCAGACCCTTAAGCGATGAGGAACTGTTCTTCATCCGTGAGTTGCCAACAAGACCCAACATGGGTAACACCACAAGCACGAACAACTTTGTACTGCGCGATCCTGCGCTGACAAGCCTACGTTCGTTTATAGAAGATGCGGTGTCGGATTACTTCAAGAGCACAGTCAACCCAAAGCACAATGTCAGCCTTAGAGTTACTCAAAGCTGGTGTAACTACAGCGAACCTGGGCAATACCATCACAAACATGCTCACCCGAATAGCTACATTTCAGGCGTGTTCTATGTGCAGACAAACCCTGATGACAGGATTTATTTTTACAAAGACGGCTGGCAGCAGATCAAGTTTCCACCTGAGCAGTGGAACCCGTACAACTCAGAGTCATGGTGGTTTGAAGCGACTGTCGGCAAGCTGATTCTGTTTCCATCAAGCCTGACGCACATGGTTCCGACAGTAGAAGGCAATGACACAAGAATCTCACTATCGTTTAACACCTTCCCTGTCGGTGTTGTCGGGGAAGAAATGGACTTAACTGGACTTAGGCTGGAGGCGTAATGAGTCACTTTGCTCGCATAGACGAAAACGGTTTGGTGCTGCAAGTTGTCGTGGTTGACAACAAAGATACGGCTGACGCTTTTGGTGTTGAGAAAGAGCATATCGGCGCAGCGCATCTTGAGAAGATTCTCGGTGGTACTTGGAAGCAGACTAGCTACAACGGCAACATCAGAAAGAACTACGCTGGCATAGGCTACACCTACCGAGCAGATATAGATGCGTTTGTGCCGCCTAAGCCCTTTGCTAGCTGGCTTCTTAACGCTGATGCACAGTGGGAAGCTCCAGTAGCAATGCCAACTGACGGTAAAATGTACTCATGGGATGAGGACACCACAAGTTGGATAGAACGGACTGAGATGCCATGACACCCGAACAGAAGTCAGACGTACTTGTTGAAGCTGCAAAGGCTGCTCCTCCTGTAGTAATTACAACGGCTGTGACCGTTGGCGGTCTGACTCTGAATGAATGGGTGGCAGTTGCTACCCTGCTCTACATTGTGTTACAGTCCGGCTGGCTTGTCTGGAAATGGTTCCATGCCATAAAAGATAAGAAGAATGAAGCACAATCTTCCGATAGTTAAAGTAGTTTGGGAAGATGCCTGCCACGACACT